TGGGCGCAATGCGCATGGCCTTCGCGAGAAGGCCCATTTGCCAGTTTATTAGATTTACAGTTTAAAGGTGCTAAAGGGGAGTGTATTTTTCTTCCAATAGCAAGAAGGAATGTCCTGTCCGTTTAATCTGAAATAATGGAACCCCTCATTCGCGGGAGTAAAAGGCGTGTCAAAATTTACGACAAGACGATACTCATTGCCTATAAGCCGTAATTCCATGCTGGTAACAGCTTTCAGCGTCGGAACGGGGTTTCCGGTATCCCACATTTCAATAGTTGCGGGCGGGGTAATTGCTACCGTCCATGCCGTCGGAAAACGTGCGTAAATCTCAGGAACAGTAATAGGCAAGAAAAAAGAATTCACATTCTCATCCGCGTAATACCGCGTGAAAGCCTCGTATTTGTTAATTGACAAGCCCGGAAGTACAGTATCTTTTGGGTAAAGTTTATCCAGAAAATTCAGATAGTCGATGCCCTCAAGGTCAGTACGAATATCGGTGATTTCTTGCGAAATGGTCTTTCCGTGGTGCTCTGCGTTCCAGTCGCCGATATTCGCGGCGTTTGCGTCCGCTTTGGCAGCGTTCGCGGCGGTCTCGTTTTCAAGGCTGGTCGCACACTGGCTGATAGTCTGGCCCGGGTGATCAGTCTCCCAGTCGCCAATAGTGGTGTTTGCTTTATCAGCTGCGGTCTGCGCGGCGTCAACCTCAGATTTGAGGGCAAACGCCGACAGTGCAGTTTTTGCATACAAATCCGGAATACCCTGATACGACGTAATAACAAGATTTTGGTCAAGCCATTCTCTGGTAATAGTAGCGCTGTCGGTCAGAGCGACGTTCCGTGAGATAGTGATTCCGGCTTTGGATGGGCTCGAATATTTCACGTTTGTTTCATTTTCTTTCGTGAAAGTGCTCTGGTCAACTTTATGGTTAGCAATGTCGCGCACCTCTTCCACGTCTGCCGTGATAGCATCACAACGACCGTTCAGGGCAGTATCAGCGTTGGCGCGTACTAGCTGCTCAGTTTGCATTTGCTGTGCAATGGTCGTGTCGGGGAAGATGTCATCCCAGTCCGACGCATTGTTTTCAAGGTCGGTCAGGCGTGCCGCGTGCTTTGCGATTTCTGCAGCGTTGTCAGCAATGTTCTTTGCATTGTTGCTGATATTGGTGTTCTGAATGGCCTGTTCAGCTTTCAGGGCATCAATGTCCGTCTTGTTGGCGGTGATTCGGTTACTCAGCGCGGTATCGGCATCAGCACGGGCCTGTGCTTCGGCAGCGTCTGCCGCCTTATAGGCCGCGTCAAGCTCAGAAATAGCCTGCTGGCGGTCGGTGGTCTCCTTTGCAATGGCAGCAGCGTTTGCGGCATCCCCGGCTTCACGGGCCTGCGCTTCGGCGGCGTCTGCCGCCTTATAGGCCGCGTTAAGGTCAGAAACGGCCTGCGCAATAGCAGTGGCGTTTGCCTGCTCTGCGGCCTTTGCGCGGTCGATCTCAGCGTTCAGGCGGGCGGTCAGGTCAGCAACGTTGGATTCAACAGTATCCAGACGCTCGCCCCATGCCGTCATGTCCTTTTCCCACTGAATAACCTTTTCGTTCCAGCCGTTAATCAGTTCAGTGAAACGCTCGTTGTCCCTCTGAAACTGCTCAACCAGCCGGGACAGGTCGGTGACGGTCTTTTTCAGGTCTGCGAACTGATAGTTATAGTCGGAAGTCTTGACCCAATACTTCGTCTGTCCTTCCGGGTACGGGGGCAGCTGTGCGCCCTTCGGAACATAGCACTTAGAGGTGTAACAGCTGCCGTCATGGATGACAATTGTCAACGGCTCGTACTCGCGTTCATCGTCCCACTCCACGGGGTCGGCAAAAATCGGGACATACCGCGCACCGATGTACATGCTCGTGCCGCCCTTGAACGGGGGCGGGGGACACGGGTGCGGATGCGGGGGGCATCCGTGCGGATGGCAGCAGTCACCGCCCGGCGCGTGGGGGGCGCAAGAAATGGGGAAATCATTGCAATTACAGTTTGCCATAATGAAAATGCTCCTTTCTTAGTAGTAAATGACCAGATGTCCAAACCCGGGTTTATCGGGGTCAAGCAGGGTATCAAAGTGCAGAAAATTCCAGCTTTCGGGGATATAAGCGACAAAATGCCCGTCATCGTCAAGGCCAAAGAACACAAACCGCACCATTTGATAGATAATGTCGGTCATGTTGGTGTTGACCCATTCAATGAATGTATCCTTTGTAAAGTCTCCGGCTTTCAGCTTTGCGAACAGCTGGCATGTCGCTTCTTTCAGCTGCGCGGTCAGGGTATCCAGCCCATCAAGGCGGGTATCCTGCCCGATATCATGCAGCCGCAAAGTTTCCGTGTTGGTCAGGGCCTGCTTGAGCTGGTTCACCAGCCAATAAAGATCATACTGGTAATGGTCGCCGGGTGCAGCATACGGGGGCGACGTCTGAAAGATAAACGAGGTGCTGATATCGGGGTTCTTCGTTTCGTCAGCCATAAAGCTACTCCTTTCATAAAATCCCCCGCTTACGCGGGGGTCAGTCAGTTAGTGTTTGCTGTTCAGCTGTGCAAGCAGGGCGTCAGCCTTGATTGCATTCGTGGTGAAAGAGTTATTCTTCCACCATGCAATCAGGGCAGCGACGGTGGTAAAGCCCGCCGTTACCAGCTGTTCCAGAGTCTCCGACTCGATGGGCAGGGGACTCTTGCCGCATGCGCTCAGAATCTGGTTGACGATAGCCAGAACAAGCACAAAGGTGCGTGCAATTGTGCCTGCAGAAATGTGAAGATCGTTCATAGTTCATTCTCCTTTCAGGTGTGTATGCTCTAAATCATCAATCCGATGATTTGCGACTTTAATTTGTTCCTCAATGACGGGGATTTTTTCAGCAAACGAATTATGTTTGCGGACTTCCCGTGTCAACTCTTCAATTTTCACGTCGGTGACGGCCTGTGATTTACCGTTGGCAATCAGGACGCCCGCAAGGGTAACGATACCTGTAATAATGGCGGCTACAATCGTTTCCACAGTATCACCGACCTTAATACACATCCAAACAAAATTTTGCATGGTAATCATCAGCGATTTTCATATACACGTCAAACAGAACGGTTTCACGTTCGGCGTCAATCATCTGTTGAGTGGTGGTGACGCCAATGTTACCCTGTTTAATCCAGCCATGGTTATACATGTCGGTAACTTTCTCTTTACCCACCTCTTTAGCATCTTCGTGCCGGATATCGTGAGCCTTTGTTTTCGTATCGGTCGTGCCTTTGGTCGTGCCGTCCGTCTGGCTCCCGGTGGTCTGGTCTTCGTGTCCGTGGGTCTCCGTGTCAGACGTGCCAGTGGTTACAGTGGTCGAATTAGCTACCGTGGTAGAATTCCCCGTGAAATCGGTAGTTTCTTTATGCTCCCCGTTTTCGGTGCTCTTAAACGTTTCCTCTGCCACGGTGTGTGTCTGGTCGTCGGGCTGGTAGTCCGGGGCATTTTCAGGGGAAATATCACGGGTCACGGTCTGGTCGAGTTTCTTCGTGCTTTCCGTGGTCTTTTTGTCTGTTCCCGTGACGTCCGTTTTGTTAAGGGTCGTTGTGGTGCTGGTATCATCCGTCACCGATTTGCCCTCTGTCGCCGTGTGCCCTGTGCCTGCGGTTTCGTCGTGCAGTTCGGTGCTTCCGGTTTCGTGATAGTCTCCGGTCGTCACCTGTCCCACGGTCTGCCCGCTCTTTCCGCGATTGATGGCGGTTCTGTCCTGCGTGGTATCGCGGTCGGTCGTGCGAACGTCGGTTGTGCGCTCCTGCACATCCGTGTTCCAGATGGGGTTGTACTTGAGCTGCGTCGTGCTATAGAGCTTTTCCCAGATGGGCATACTTTCCTGCACCCAATACCGGATAGCGTCCACCATCCAATAGGGGTCAGGCCGGTACAGAGGTGCGAGACCGTGCTCCCGCATGATGATGTGGATAGCAAGTTCTCTATCCATGCCAACGGGCACTTTAAAATCACGGAAGAGACCTTCAGGGATATTGCACAGGAGCCTGCACGCACGGTCGATAGCATCACTGTTTTGGTTCGTGCTGTTCTGGTTCGTCATGCTCCCCCAGTACATCGGCATCATCTGCTCCCCCTTCTCTCAGCTCTGGCGGTTCGTTGATTTCTATGGAGATATTGGTTCCATACATATCATTGCACACTTTCACCGATTCGTCAAGAGAAATTTTCCAGACTTCCCGGCGATTGTATGTCTCAGCGTCCGCGCTGGCGCTCTCATTCGTTACAAGCCGTTCTTTCTTATCAGGCTGCACCCGGATACCCAGCTCTTTGTAAAAGTCCTGTAATGTCTTGCGTCTCAGGTCGTACAGGTCAGGCAGGATAAAATTTTTCGACAAATCGCGGTCAAACTGCATGATAGGCAACTGATACTGTGCATCGGTCTTGTTCATGACAGGCTTTTGCAACTGCCCGTTTACCACAATAGCGGGTTTGCCGTTTTCCAGCTGTTCAAAGATTGTTTCAAGGGTGCGGCGGTCTTTGTCGTCTTTGGCAATAGCAGCATAGGCAAAGCGGCTGTTTACAACGGCCTGCCGGATAGACACCTCAAGTTGCTGCATTTCGACGGCGTATTTTTCAATGATATCCCAGACCCCGCGATAATCGGGGGTCAGCTTGATAACGGCGCATTCCGTGCCGATTTCAAGCGGCCTATCAAACTGGAAGAACGGGGTCTGCACCATCATGCCGCGCGGCTGGAACTGCAAACCAAAGCCCGTCGGCGCACCCGGCTGCACAACAAGACCATATGTTTTGGAGTTGAAAACCACAGCATATCCCATCCGCAAAAGCTGGTAAAGAAACGCGTCATAGTCCCAGCCGATTTGACCCGGCCCCGCTTTCGGCAGGCCGTGAATCTTATAGAGGGCACGCATGCGCTGAAAAAACGACCGCTCCCAGTAGTTGAGCACGTCCGTGCTCAGAGACGGGGGACGAAACCCACCGCATGCCTGCACGTCATAGGCTCCCTGATAGCACTGATACATGGTATCACCTTTCCTTCCTATTCAATAAACACTCCGCTATCCATAGCGGCGTTAATATACGCGGTTTCGGCGCTTGTTGCCATAGGGGCAGCAACGGAAAATCCGCGCGTTTTACAGTACCCGGCTGCAGGGGTCGCAACCCGCATAACGGGATATCCGTATAAACTTTGATATCCGGAGTCGTCAATGGGTGGATAGTACAATAAAGTCAACTGCGCTTCCGTCGGGAGCAGTGTCTGGCTCGCACCTGTGGTCATTCCGACGCATTGATTGATAGGCTGAATACTCTGCTTGACACCCTCTGCACCAGAGGCCAGACCGGCAACAGCGCCTGCAGCCGCTCCAAACGGCCCCATTGCCGCGCCAACGCCCCCACCAAACTGCAGCGCGGAACCGACGGCAGCAATAGAGCCGGAAACCGCTTTCACGGGGTCAATGTTGGAAGTGCCGATACCGTACACGCTGGAAATGTTCGTGGAACCGACATAACAGCAGTAATTACCAGCTGTTACACGAATGGTAACACTACCGTCAATGTACGTTAAACACCAGTCAATGCCAACCGTTGCGGCGTTGTTGCACTGGTCAACGGGAATGCCAACCACGCCCACCATAGGGATATATAGTTGAATTTGGCAATTTAAGCGTTTCCAGTCCTCAGCCGGCCACGGAATCGCAATATCGGTGTGAATTGTAATATTATCATCATTACTGACCGGACGACCCAGAACACCGGTGTTAAACTGCCCTAAAGTAATTTCAACACCCCGCCCGGCTCCCCCTTCGGCTATTGGTAGCCAGATGCAAGAGCGGATACAGCTTGTAGCGGAATTGCCGAAAACAAGTTTGTTCATAAACTCAGGAAGAGCTAATTCCCAACGCACCATAGCGGCAGTTTCAGCCGTCCACGCTGTAGAAACTGCCGTCAACAAGTTCTGCAGGCTTGCTTCTCCCAATTTATAAGACAAAAGTCCTTTCTTTCCGACTGCAGAAAGAATATAAACGCCTTTTGTGTCCTTGAATTTGCCGTCCGTGATATCCGCCGTAACTGTTAAAACTGTAGGTTTCATGGCTACAGCCTGTCTAGAATCCTGCAGACGGTATTGCGCACCACTGGCATCGCTGTTAAATCCGTACTCAACAAACGCTTTAGTTTTCTTGATATCGTCCGCAAAGGTCGCCAATGCGTCGATCGTACAAGAAAACTGCCAGTTATTGGCATTCAAGGCGGTAATATCCTCAATCCAGTAATAGCTATGCGTTTCCTCGATGTAACAATAGTTGTACTGCGGGGAGATATTCAGGCTGTTCAGCCGCACATAAAACACGGGTGCTTCCATGCTGCAGGCCCGTTTCATGTAAAACGGGAACTCGTCCGGCAAATCGGCAAGTTCAATGCGCTTTGTGCTGTTGAGCCGTTTCGAAACTTTGCCCAGATGTGCATGATATCCATGCTCAATACCTTCGTTATGGTCTGCCATGTATTTCTCCTTTCTTATAAAAATAGGGGCCGGGCTTTCACCCGGCCCACACATTCAGTTTGTTGGGTTGATATATAGAACCTTTTAAGGTTCGTCGGACATAAACATCAGGATAGCGTTCTGCGTGGGGTTCTGCGTATAGTTCATTTTCCAGTGGTGTTCCGTGTTGTAGTACTCGCCGGAAATGTTGAAAGGCGTGGTGTACACGCTATCCTGATAGTAGGTTGTCGCCATGGCCTTGCGGTCATATAACAGGCCCACCACATAGGACAGTTCGACCGCACCACCTGTCACCTGTCGGCCGGTGTTCACGTCGAACTGCGACGGGATGCAGGAGATAGCGGGCTTGTCATTGATGTTCTGCCAAAAGTCCACACCTTCGTAGTTGCCGAAACTCAGATAGCCGGGGCCAAAGATGGCAGGATAAACCCAGCTCCGCGCGTCGTTGATAAGGGGCTGATACAGCAGCAGCTTCTGTTCGCTCTTCGGGGTGTGTCTCAGAAGATGCAGGGTGTTACCGCCGTCGTCGGTACACACGGGGGTCTGATGATACAGCACACTGCTGTTCTCCATCAGGCTGCTGGTGGTTTCCAGCCACGACACGAAAAAGGAAAGAAATTCCTGCAGATGGGCGGTCAGCAGCTCTTTGGTGGTGTAGGTCGTACCACGGGCCGCGTTGAAAGCTTTGGTCAGGTTCACATGACATTCAGGGCGGTCAGAGTTGTACAGAGCGCCCATAAAGTTGATGACCTGTGCCCGGTTCTCAGCGGTTTTCCACCGCGCAATGTCGTTTGCGATTTCGGTGGTCATAGCCGCAAGGAACGCGCTGAACTCGCCCTCGTTGGTGAAAGCGGTCTTGAGCTGGTTCCGGAACGTGGTGTAGCGCTGGTTCAGCACCTTCTGCCCGCCGTAGAACATTTCGAGAGGATAGCGCTTCTTGATTTTGTACATGTCCACGCTGTTGCCGTCCACCAGAATATCGCTGTTCTGCGTGGTGTTGATGAATTTGGATTCATCAAAATCGCCAGAGAAGAAAGCGATTTCACGGACGAACAGGCCCCATTCCTGCCGGTCGGTCTCGATGCTGGTAAACCGGCCCGCATAGGAGCGGCTTGAAATCACGGTGCGGGCAATCATATTAGAAAGCGCCTGCAGGGTTCCTTCCATGCTCTGGTCAAGGCACATCTGCCCGACCTGAATGAAACTCGCGGTATTGACGGCCTGAATGGTCGCCGTCTGTCCGGTGACTTCTTTCACCAGTGCATTAGCAATGGTGTAAATATCAACCGGACGGAATACGCTCATGCCTTTCAGTTCCGGCATGTTAGTGCGGGATTTTGCCATTGGATGCTCCTTTCTACCGTCACTTCACGGCGTTAAAGTCGGGGCTTGCGGGCGCTTCGGCAGGCTGCACAAGTCCCAAAATGATATCTTCCACACTGGTCACGGGTGCGGGATTGCCCACAGTGCCAGCGGTCGGAACGTTTTTGGCGTTGATGGCGGCAGTCAGGTCTGCAATCTGCTGCGCCATTGCCGCCATAGGGTCAGGGGTAACGGGCTGCTGTGCTGCAGGAGTGGTCGCGGGGGCTGCAGGAGTGGTCGCGGGGGCTGCGCTCTGTGCAGGGGCCGTGATGGGCTGGCCCTGCTGCGCACGTTCCAGAGAAAGCATCTGCTGCACCTGCTGTGCCGTGAATCCCATCTTCCCCAGTGCCAAGATATCGTTGATAGTCATGTATGTCATCCTTTCCACCGGCTGGAGCCGGTTCTAACATCGACGTGTGTAAAAGTCTTGTAAATGCCAACGCCGCCGCTGCTCCCTAAAAAGATTTCAGCGATTGCGGCGACTTCGGCGGGGGTTTTTGTGCGGACGGGCTGGCGGTTTTTGTCATAGTGACCCACCCAGATATCAGCAGCCAGCCCATAAAGGTGCTTGCTGTGGGGGGAGCTGCCTTTCTGCTGCCGGTTCCAACTTGCTGTGCGGAATCCGCTGTTGATGTGCACAGCGTCGCCGCACATTTTGCGGATGTTTTCCAGCAATTCCACAAGACGGGAATCAACTGCCACAAAGTCCTGTCCATCCTTACACTGAAATTCGGAAAGCCGGAAATGCTCAGACAGACGGGCATTTCCGTCCACGCTCAAAAAATACACGTTTACCATGCGTTCACCCCCTTTCCAGAGCCTTAGAGGGATACACGCCTTTTGTACGGCGTTATTGCCAACATTCTAAGGCCCTTTTCTTGTTTCTGAAAGCAGAACCGGGCAGGAGAAAGCCCATGCCCCCGTCAGAGGGTGCGTGTTCTGCTCTCAGAAACGCGGGGGCATGGAAAAGGAAAAACCAGCCGCGCGCCCTTCCGGGGCGTTCCTTTTGTGCGGCTCCCCCGCTCCTTAATTATACACCCTTCAATCCTTTATGTCAAGAAATGTCTTGACCTTTAAGAGCGCGGGCACTGATGAAAAATCAACTTGACCTAAACATATCATTGGGCGTAGTTCCGGGTGCACGGCCTGCAGCTGTGTTGCAGCTTGCGGACTGCTCCCGTAGTGCTCCCTGCCGCTGTGGGGGCTTTCACAGATGTAGTAGTGCAATTCGTCCATCTGGTATGCGTACAACCCGGCAAACGCAAAAAGCGGCGTCATGCCTTTCAGGCTACGGGGACGCACGTTCTCAAGGTTGTTGTACGCGAACTCGTTCTGCATTGCCATCCGGTAGAAATCGCCTTTTCCTGCCAGATGTTTCATCAAAGCAGTTTGCTTTCGCCTGTCGCTGATACGGTCACTGCGCGGCATTGCAATGAAAACCCCGGTTCCCGTCATAACCCATTCCTTGCCGCTTCTTGACATTTTCGCCACAAGGTCGGTGCACCCCAGCTGTTCAAGAATCGGGGATGATATGTCAAACGCGTTCGCAAGCAGCCACATGCGCAAAGGCGGCTTCCCTTCCAGCTCTCTGTTTCCGCACACAGTTACATATGCATTCAACAGCGCTTCGCCCTCTGCCTTGCGCTTCGCAATAATGCGCTCCGGAATGAACTCGTCAAAAACAAGATCCGTGAAAATATTTCCGTTAAAGCCGCGAATGCCTGCAATTGACGGCAGTGCCATGCCAACAGCACGTTTGTTGCCGATGCGCCATTTCTTGCGCCCGTCTTTGTCCTCTTCGTCCGTGTACTCAATATCACCTATCGCATAAGAAATTTTACCGCTTTTCAGAATGCCAATATCATATCCCACGGACTGCAGGGCGTTGAATGGATTCAAGTCCGGGTCAGCGGCGACGGCCTGCAGCTCGTTTACTGTTCTGCGCATATATAAAAAGTACTTGTTTTCGTCAAGCATGTATTTCAGCGTGCCAAACGTTTTACCAACTTGACGTTTACCAATGATGATATTGCACCAGCAACCCAAAGCGGCGACAGCCGGGATATTAACCCAGCCGTCGCCGGTATACAGGTCAAGCGCAATATCTTTGTTGCGCTTGTTACTCATAATTACACCTTTACTTCATCCGCGTTCGTGTCATACGCCTTGCGCACGGCATTCTCCACGGCCTTTGCGGCGGCATCATCAAAATAAATACGGAAGTTGTCGTGATATCTTTCGTCTTTACCCTTTTGCGCACTGGCGGTGATGAAAACGCCTTTCTGCCCGTCAACCAGCCGCATGCTGTACAGGTCAATCCCATACAAACGCAACGTGAAAGTCAAGCAGTTATCTGCAACCTGCCGCACGTTGCGCACAACGGCGTGCAGATTGTGCAGCATTTCCACGGTAACGCGGGGGAAGTCTGTGGATTTCTGGACGGATGCATTGTTTCTTGCGAATGCCATAGTAGTTACTCCTTTTCTGTCTGTCAGTGATGTTTCATGTGGAACAAATTACTTTGCGGTGTTGGCGGCGATAGTCCGCAACAGTTCAATCATGGTGTCCTGCTTTGCTTCAATGGTCTGCAAATGGGAAATTGCAGTGGTCTCGTTCGCCTTGACCTCTGCCAGTTCGTCAACGAAATTCTGGAAGAAATCCGTCAATGTCTCAAGCAGTGCAGCCAGCTTGTTATTGATATCCTGCATAAGTTCACCCCCCTTTCAGAACATCCAGCGAATAAGGAACTGCAGCCCTGCAGGGGTTGCGCGTTCCGGATAAAGCGCTGTGGGCGCTTCCGGAAAGATATCCGCAATGTGGTGATTGTATGCCTGCAAATAAACATACAGGTCAGCAAGAGACCTTGCACCGAACGCACGCGGGTCATATGTGGGGGCGAAAGGGAAAGCCTGCCGTGCTGCTTCCACCAACGCGGGGCGGGGCAGCGGCTGCTGCGCTGCCAGATTCTGCACCGCGTTCACCAACTCCCCCGTAGGACCGAACACAAGCCCGATAACGCTCCCTGCAATATCTTCCCAAAATTCAACCTTCGTGATACTCGCCATATTACACCACCTCTTCAATACCGTCCAAAGCGATCGCCCCCCGGATGTTCCGGATGTTCAAGACGTCCGCGCCCTGAACGCTGGCACTAAACTTTGTTCTCTCGAAATCGTACAGCTTAAACGGCTGCTCCGGGTACGCGGCTTTCAGACGTTCTAGCATCTGCGCACGGTTCTGTACATCGACAACACAGATGGTTTTGATACCGTCCTCAAACTTGCAAGTAGCGGTCATGTAATAGCCTGTCAGTTTCATAGTGTTTTTCCTTTCTATCTGTTATAATGAAAAACTGGAACGACTGATATTCTCAAACCGGGTGGCCTGTTCACTTGTCTAAGGTGTCGCCGTCTCCGAAACAGTATCATCAACGTTTGCTGAACCGGTTCCCGTTCCTGTTTTCTGATTATATTGTACCACAACGGCAGCGCCGATATGTTAACAAACTATGAACAATTTGTGAAACTATCAAATAGATACCTCACATTCCATAAGTAAAGAGCGTTCATCCGATACCCGATATTCACGATCTGTCATGACCACCCATGACGCTGAAACTGTGGGTTTTGCAAAGTCCGTGCGCTGACGTATCGGTTCATCATGGTATGCCAGACATTGACCGCCTGCGGGGGATATCAACAGCCCGTCCCGCAAGTTATCAATGCTGCCATCAAGAGCCTTTACGCCTGCTTTCTTATTGACCCCCGCAATCGTGCTTTCAATTGTCCCGTCTGCATCGACACAAGCATAACACTTTGCATGCAAAAACCGGAATGCCTGCATGCCGTATCGGTCGTACGGGTGTTCGTCCTCTGCGACGCCAATATAGACTTTGCTGCCGTCTTTCTTTTCAACCACACAATCACGCTGCACGCATTGCGCACGAATAACGGCGTTATAATCGTCAATAGCGGATTGCTTTTCACCCTCAAACTTGCAAGAATCCGTATCCCAATAAATGACCCGTTCCCAGCCAACGCGTTTCAGCATGTCCCATAACTTTAGACGGGACATTGATGCCGTCCACAACCCCCACAGAAACGGAAACTTTTTCTCTTGTGATTTTTGAATATCGGCGTCGTCCTTGCTCTGCAGGTTCATAATCCAACTCTTATGAGTGCATTCCAGTGTGTCGGGGTCACATCCATATTCATCACGCACCGTTTTTTGTGCACATGCACCAAAAATGGTATTTACACAAATTTTAGCAAATGCATAATCCGGACTACCTTTTTCCGACTCTTTTACACGAAACTTTTCGTATATCGTCCTGCGGAACGAGTCCGGCAAATAATCCAGCCGAAACAAGACGCTTTCAGCTGCTACTATTTTATCATAAGTATACCCATCAATAAAACGCTGGTAGTCGTTGGAATCGGCATACCAGAACAAGGCATCAGCCCCCAGCACGCGACCGTTATCCAGTTCATCAAGGCCCGACACGTCGGGGCATTTGCTGAACGAAATACAAGGGTCAGGGCATTCAGGCTTGCATCGGAGATTGATGATGCAAAGTTTCGCTATCCATCCATACCCGGCCTTGATAAACTTTTTCAAATCCGCTTCCGGCAAATCTGCAGGCAAAGTTACAGGCGCACCGGCTGGAAATTTCCATAAAAGCTGTTGTGACGGGTGTGCGCTCTTAAAGTCATAGCTATTGCAATTGGTGTAAGTACGACCAGCACGCCAGCGTGTGCCGTGGGTGTCGCCGCCCGCCATGCAGTGATATGCAAGCGCCATTTGTTCACGGTCAAGCTGCAGCGCTTTGATAGCTGCCATGCATCTGCGGTCGGGCATGATTTCCTTACGCACTGCTTCAATGACCATGCCCGTATTAGTATACGGGATGGTAGCCTGATTATAACCGTGCTCTGCTTTCAGACGTTCAATTGCTTCGTACAGGCCCAACACATCATTGACACAATACGCAAATTCCGTATCCGTCAGCGGTGTATCGGGAGTGCGATAAACAGTATAATCAAGATCCCCCGCAAGCTTTGCATGCGTGCACCCTTCTGTTGCTCTGGCAAGACTCTTCTGAAATAGCTTGAAACTGTCCCGAAACTCTATTCCATTATCAAAACGCAAATACAAGGGCTTGCGACTTTTCGTATACAAACTATCAGCCAGCCCCCAACGGGCCGTTAGCAACTGCATAATGTATTGATGTTCATAGCCCAGATTATGCACATACAACACAAGCCGGTTTCGCTCGCTAACTCCCCATTTATCCACAAGAGTTTCAAGCATTTCTGCCCAGTCCTCAAAGTATCGGGGGACAATAACCACGCCGCCTATACAGGTTTGCCAGCTATACGCGAAACCGTCCGTATCTGTGTTCGTGGTTTCAATATCAAATGTCCCTGTTATGTCCAGATAACTAGACATATATTTGCGCCCTTTGGTACGCTTGACTTTTCGCGGACACACAAGGCGCGGCAAATATTCAGCTAAACACTCGCTAACAAGCACGCCTTGCGACTCTCTCATTTTATGTGATTCTCCTTATATAGTCTAGCAGCGCTTGACCTTTGGTCATTTGATCGTACCGGTCTGCTGCTATAATGTCTTCCAGAACATCCGAATTGTTGCCGGTAATGGCATCATAAATTTTATCACTATCGAAAAGCTTTTCTGCAGCTTTGGTGAAAAACTTTTGCACAGCCATGTCCCATTGCTCTTGTGTGCCCTTGAACCCGCGCTGCACGGCGGTCTGATACCGTGCATCTCTAATTGCTCTTACGCCTGTGACGGTGCTGCTTTTCATCGTCATAAATTCACGTAACTGCAGATATTGATGTTTAAGCGTCGTCCGGTCTGCGCCCTCTTTGGGCCGCTCATTAAAGCGGGGCTTAATTTTCCCCGGCATCTGGCTTTCTGCGTACTTGTACGCGCCAGTTTTTGCCGTGTTGATAACGTCGCTCTTTTCCAGAGCACGCAACCGCTGATTTGCCGCCTTTGCGGCCTTGCGAATGACCTTCACAAGCTCCGCGTTTGTAAGTCGGTTCGGATCTGTGGCGTCGGGGCTGTAGTAGCTCCACGATTGCGGGGAGTACTTTGGAAGATGTTTAGCGCTTCGTGCCATCGTAAAACCTTCTTTCTAAAATTTTAATCGTCTCAAACCCCAATACCCAGATAACAAAAAGTGCAATCAACACCGCGAAACCCAAACATACAGCCGGAAAAATACCGAACAAATACAACATATCCAACAACATTACTGAAACACCTCTATTTTAAATCCGTCTAGAACTTGCGTCAATACGCAATCAGCAGCCCCCGCAAGACTTTTGCGAATGCAATCATAAAGTTTGCGGATTTCACGGGGGTCTGCATAAACACAGCTTGACGCCTGCAATAACTCTTCATTGCTCTGATACACATAAACACGGCATGCTTTATATGCCGCCCTGCTTTTTGTGGTCATACTTGTTATATCTCCCTTCCTGATGCTGACGACGTCTCATTTCATTGCGGTATTCTATAAAGCCTTTGTCCGTTGCGTACACGGTCAAAACGTCGTGTTTTTCATCGTATCGGGCCGAACGGATTTTGATATTCTGCCCGATATCGCCCAAACGGCTAAAATAGTCGTTCAGGATTTCACCCCCGCCCCACAACACGCGGCAGCGGGTCAGATGGTCGGATGTGCCTAAAGTACACTTGTGATAGTCTTTCAATGTCATACTATTTTCACCTCTTCTGTGTCTCCGGTTTTGATATTGCGACACATGTACCCAACACGCCAGCCGTACCCGTTATGCGATTTCAGAAACATCCAATATTCATGACGCCCATACACTACATGGTGTGTTTCGTTCAAGAATCGAATGTACTCAACGGGCAGTTTAATTATTTTCATCTTGTACACGCTCCTTTCTATGCTTATTATACCACACTTGCGCACGCGATATGTTAACAATCTATGAACACTTGCATCAGTGCTTTACTGTCATGAAGTGAGCGCTTTACTAGACTAAAGCAAAATCGGCGTTCGGCATTGTGCACAAAAATGCGTGAGATATTGGGGGAAATTTCAGCGCGCTTTAGCACTTTAAAGCAGTAAAGATTTTAACTTT